GTAAACAACGGGTTTAGTTCCTTCTACTTCTAAAACTCCATTAGGAGTTGCACTAAACTCAGCAGCATTAGGACTTGAGGTGCCGATTCCAACATTTTTTTCATCTAGTGTAAGTGTTTCGTGTAAATCACCAGCAGCTTGAACAAAGAAAGACAAATTACCTTTGTTTGATGCGCCTTGACCGGGGTCGTGTGCAACACCTCTTATCTCTGCATAAGTTTCTTTTGAGCCAGCATCTTTTTCATCGCCTGTAAATCGAATAACACCAACGTCTGTATCATCGCCGATGCCACCTGTTGTTTGATCGTTTAAGTACAACTCAATAACTGCTGCATCGTCTGTGTCAGCGTTTTGGAAGTTTTCTAAAAGAAGATGTGGTGCGTTATCTGAAGTGGAATAAATGTGAACATCTGTGCTTGGAGTTCCAGTGCCAAATCCAACCCGATTATTTCCACCATCAACAAAAAGCATATTGGCATTGCCGTTGCTCTCGACTCGAAAATCGACATCGGCAGACGCTTCGTTAAATACTGCCCCACCATCTTGAGTTAAAACGCCAGTAGTTGACAAAGTGGTAAACGCACCCGTTGAAGCACTTGAAGAACCTATGGTTGTGCCATCAATCGCACCCCCATTGATGTCTGCTGTAGTAATTGTTGATGTACCAGTCGCAGAAAGTGAAGTAAACGCACCAGTCGATGCGGTATTCGCCCCAATTGGGCTTGAATCGATGTTTGCGCCATCGATGTTCATCGCAACGCTTGTGCCAGTGGCACTGAAGATTGCATCAATCGTATCGAGGTCGGTATTCAATTTGTTATCGTAAACCCGTTTATGATTTACTTCTTATAGTTTCCTATAAGTTCAGACTATATCATCAACCCTGTGGGTTGCTCGGCACTCGTGGAGAGATTATTGATTGGTTTCTCACTCTCTAGTCGTTGATCCTTCCAACTACTTTAATACCTTTCGTTGGCTTGGGTGCTGATTGTCCTCGTCTTTCTCGTTAGGAGTTCCCAGCAATTCACCGAGTTTTCATTATTAGATTACTCTAATATGGCTCAATATTCTAAGCTTAGTACCCCAAGTGTCAGTTGAGGCTCCGACTTCTGGTTTTGTCAAAGACAAATTAGTCGTTGTTGTATCTGCCATAATTTTTACCTATATATGCAAATGTTTTAATTGACAGCCGTTAAGCTGCTTTATCAGTCCAGGGTGTTGAGGGATTATTGGTCTCAGTCCATGTTGTCGTGGCGACTGTCTGATCCGTATA